AGGGAATCACTGAATAATAGGCGTCACTATGACCTAAAGAATCTTCCAGAATCCACACCAAATCGCCAATATTAAAATTAATCATTTTCAACTTCTCTTGGCGTTTCTTGGGTCTGTGGGTTGTCCGCATCCTGTTTGTACCGAATCTGGGCGTAGCCGATTAAAATATTGTTTATTTCAAGAAGTTTTTCATGAAATCTTTGTGATGATTCACGGTACTTTTGAATAGCTTGTAAAGCTTCTATTAAATTGTCGTCTTCTATATTGTTTCCCAGTCCGTTTTTTAATTCTTCATATGATTTCTCTGCTCGTGCAGACTCTTGTTTATACAGCGAAAAGGCACTTGATAGCACTTCTTCTAAGTCAACTGAATAGGAGATATTTACTTTCATTTTTCCTCTCTTTTAAATAATCATTGCTTTGTAGATGGTAGCAACAGTAAGCGTTATAACTGATGTTATTATCATCCAAAGCAGGCGAGACGATGTTGCTTTCCATTGTTCCAACTCTCTCAACCTTGCATAAAGCCCCGCGTCAGGGTGATAGACAGCTTCTTTAATCTGCGTGATATCTTCTGCCACTTCTTCTTGTTTTTCTTTGACAGAATTAATATTCTGCATCATGATATCAAGCTTTCCACTCAATTCCACGATTGCTATCGTTGACTTATCGACCATTTTTTGCTCCGGCGTTTGTTGCTACATTAAATAGTTTATTTTAAATTGTTAGCTCTCCGTAATCGCATAATTAGACGAAATAAGCGTACCAGCAACGGACACCGCGTTTTGAAGGGCGCATCTTGTCACTCTTGCCGGGTCAATGATTCCTGATTTAAGCACATTAACTGATTTCCCCAGCTTAAAATCATACCCTGTTCCCTTCTTACCATTCTCCACTTGACTCAATATAAGGTCAACAGATTCTCCAGCGTTTTTGGCCATCTGTCTAAGTGGCTCCTTGACTGCTTGTTCTATAATCTTTATTCCTAGTGTTTGCCATTCATTTTCAGCTTTTGACTCAAGCTTTGAAAATAATTTTTTAGACTGTTGGGCCAAAAAGGAGGCGCCGCCTGGAAGGATTCCTTCCAACTGAGCGGAACGCACTGCTTCGAGTGAATCTTCAACTCGGTGACGCTTTTCAATCATTTCAATTTCAGTAGCGCCGCCGACCCTAATAACAGATACACCAGACGCAAGTCTTGTAATTCTTCCTTGCAGCTTTTCACATTCTGACATACTCTCTGTATCTTGCATTATTGCTTTTAATTTGTCAATCTCTTTATCAATTTTTTCCAAGTCTCCAGTGCCGCCGACCATTGTAGTAAAATTTTTACTAACCTCAAGCTTCTTTATTTCCCCAAAATCCGTTAGCTTAACTTCTTTCAGTGAAACGCCCTGTTCCCTTGAGATAAATGTGGCGCCAACTGAAAGTGCCAAATCCTTCAATGTGTTTCTTCGTTCTTCTCCATAGTTCGGAGCTTTGATCCCTACAACACGCATTGTTCCGCGCATCGCATTCATTATCAGAGCGGCCAGTGCCTGACCCTGAATATCTTCGGCAACTATAACAAAAGGTCTTCCCTCTCGTGACGCAATCTCTAAAGCTGGGAGCATTTCTTCAACTGCTTCTATTTTTTCATCCGTTACCATTACCAACGATTCGTCATATTTGACCAGCCCTCGCTGTTCTTCGTTGATGAACGCAGACGCCAAATATCCTGAACTAAATCTAAACCCCTCGACCAAATCAAGACTTGTCTCGATTGAGCGAGCATCTTCAATGGTCACAGAGCCATCTTTACCAGCTAAATCAATTGCCTTGGCAACAAGCTTGCCAATTGTTTGATCTCCGTTCGCAGAGATGGTTGCAATATTTTCTACATCTTCGAGCGACTTAACCGGAGTTGCAGAATTCTCAATCTCTTTGACCAAATGGTCTACTGCCAGCTCCATTCCCTTTTTTAATTCTATGGGAGGCGCTCCAGAAGTTAAATATTTTTGAGCCTCTCGATACATAGCGTGTGTTAATACTGTTGTTGTGGTGGTGCCGTCACCAGCTTCTTGATTTGTTTTCTCCGCAGCTTGTTTTATGATCTGTGCGCCAGTGTTTTCAAAGGGGTCTTCCAAATCTATGAACTTGGCCACCGTTACTCCGTCTTTTGTCGCAAATGGCATTCTATCTTTTTTGTGAAGAATCACCGTTCTTCCTTTTGGTCCCAAAGTTGAAGCCACGGCATCTGAAACCGTTTTTATTCCATGTTCAAGCTTCAGACGCAGCTCATTCGAATTACTAAAATTCTTCATTAATACCTCTTTTTATATAATATATTAAAACTTATTTGGTTGTCAAGTTAATTTTCAATCTTTTCTACTGCATCTTGAGTGACCGTGGCTAACTGATTAGCGTTATCTATTGCGTCAAGTGCATATTGTTTTCTATCTTGCTCAACGGCTTCGCCGCCCACTCCAAGAAAATAATCATTTATATTGTTAGTGAAGAACTGAAGCTGTTCATAAACTGGTGTGATTGTTTTTTGCAGCAAGTCAGCGTACATGGCAAATGTATTTGCCATGTGCTCCTTACCAATCATCAGTGTACCGATGTTTTTAAAGTTCTTAATCTTTTTTTCAACTTGGTCTTTGGTAAGGACAAATTGTAGTTCATTTACATAGCCGGGAGTCTCTTCTAGAACTGTAAAAATTTCTTCTCTGTTTCCTTGTTCGATCGCCTCTCTTAGACGTTCCACGTTGGTATAAGAACCAAAAAGAGTATTAGCCTTGGTTCCCTCAAATTTTCTTTCTGCATACTTGACCGTAAAGGGGCCATATTTATCTAATTCGTCGGAATCGGTATCAAAAATAACGCCAATCACATGTTTTAAATCTTGGTCATTGACTCTTATTTCGCTCAATCGAGTAGGTTCTTTAGTACTGTATTGAAATGCTGTGGCCTTTAGCCCCAGCTGTGGAAGAGGAACTCCCGTTGTAATCCTTTTAATCGCCTGTTTGTTGGCGATAAGTGAAGACAACAACCTTTTAAAATCTGCCCCAGAACGTACTTCAACTGGTTCTTTGATGGTAACATCCTTCAAAAATGGAATAACAAAAACATCTAAGAATCCATCCAAAGTGATCGTAAACTCTCCAAACTGGAGCCCTTGGTCGCCGTCAACCCTTCGTGCATCCAAATAAACAACATGATCGAGCTTCTTAAAATGGTTCACCATATTGCGAAAAGAGCCTTTTACATCAGTTTTTTGGCCAAGCAATTTCAAAGAATAGTGTTTGTCGTTAAGAACAACATCTGTAATCGGTTTTCCTGTGGCATCCATTCCCTCAATCTCTTCCGGACTTGTAATTTGAATGGACTCGCCGCCAAACAGGCCAGCAAGAAAACCTTCAAAAATAAAACCACCAGCAGATTCAGTAAAGTTTGTTATAATAGCCGCCAAGATCTCACACATTACCATTGTTGACAGAATCTCTCCAATAGTCGCATTTTCTTTTTTAGTTGTCAAGATATTGTTTAGGGTTACAATCTTTTCTTCTAGTGTGCTTCCTGTGATATTTTTGGCAAACTTTTCAATAATTTCACGGTCTTCTGTTCCCATTTTCCCAAAATCTTCAGTGATACGAATCTTGGGAAAAGCAATGTTGAAAGTTTTTTCTTCTCCGGGGTCCACTGGCTCAGTTTCTTCCGATAAAGTCCTTGCAACATGTCGATTCTTCTGAATCAGAGAGAGAAACGCATTTAGGTCTAAGTTGTTCTTGGGGGTGAAGTAGCCTTCTACTAGGGTTTTAATATCTGACATATTAATAATTAGTCCTTACACACTAAACAATAATGTCTGCAATGCCATATTTTACGGCCTCTTCGGCACTTATATAGACATCAACCTTCTTGTCCAACATTCTCTTTAAATCACGTTTGGTGAGATTTGTTTCTGCTACCATGGCACTTATGTGCTGCTCTTGTATCCAACGAGTTTCCTTCATCTCGTTTTCCAGAAGGTGGACTGGTCCGTAATGCCCGCCGCGAATGGAATGTATCATAACTCTTGTGTTCTTACCAATTTTTCTTTTGCCCTTTGTACCTGCCGCCAGAAGCAAAACGCCAGCAGACATGACCTTACCGATAGCAAATGTGCTTACCGGACAATCTTTTTTAATCATACGCATAAGGTCGTAAATTGCAAACATCCCAAGGGCATCACCGCCCCATGTTGAAATACAAAAATTTATAGTGTTTTCTTCTTCTGTTTTGTCTTCGGAGCAGGAATCCTTCAGCGTAATAAACCCCGTGCAGACGTTCTCAACAGTTTCCTCATCTAAGTCTCCAAAGAGTAAAATTGTTTTTGGGGAAGGAGGTTCAAAGGGGGTAAGGTCGGCAAGGGTAATCTTTACAGCATCCTTTTCGGGCTCGATATCTTTTTCTTCTTTAATGTCGCTCATTGTTTACTCCCCTTTCATTACTTCTTGTAAGGGAATAATCATGGCAGTCAATTAAGATTTGTGCTATCTCTTCCCAGTCCTTCACATCAACATATGGTTTATATATGGGTGGAACCGAACTATTAAGTTTGTCAACTGCGTCCCTCTTCCATTTCTTAAAAAACAGTTCATCGTCATTTTCTACCAACTTAATTTCCTCATCGGACAAGGCATTCTCTTTTTTAATTGTATTATTTCTGAGGGTTCGGACAACTGCTAGTTCCATAGCAGCTTGTCCCAGCAGCTGAAGTGCCAATAACTTAATGTCATTTATAAAACGTCCTTTTTGGGCAACTCCCAAAATATAAGCTAAAAATTTATAAAAGAACGCGCCAAGGAAAAACCAAAAAAATTCCCACATAAGTTATCTGCTCCGTTGAGGTATGTTGAAAAAAGAGTTAAAATCGAGAAGATAGAATTCGTTTTGTGACTCGTCGCGCAACCTCTGCCACAACGGCTGCCTCTTCCTCTTCTTCCGGCGCAGGTTCTTCTTCCGGCGCGGCATCCACTTCGGCTCCTGCGTCAGCGAGTTCATCACCTTCCGGTTCGCCTTCCGGTTCGGCCTCAAGGTCAAGCTCGTCACCAGCTTCCATTTCGTCACCTTGTGTGATTTCCAATGTGCCGTCTTCAATTGCACCTTCTATGTACTCTGTGACCGCATCCGCAATACCTTTTGTAAGATCGGCCATGGGGTCGTCACCAGCTGGTTCATCCATGTCCATTTCCATATCATCTGGCTCTGCTTCCATGTCCATGTCTACGTCCATTTCCATATCATCTGGCTCTGCTTCCATGTCAGCAGGTGGCTCTTCTTCTGCGCCCATTTCAACGTCCATTTCCTCTTCTTCTTGCTCGTTCAGTCGCTCAACGAACGGGTTAGCGAGGGAGTCAATCTCAGCTAGTTTCATAAATCGACGAATAGTACCTTCGTTTAGTAAGGTTTTGTCACTCATTTGGTTTCTCCTTCTCAACAAACCTCGGGGGTAAATTGTTGGTATTCAATGTAATAATTAGTTAGTTATTTTGTAAAACTTCTTTTGAAGTTTGCGAATAGCCTCTTTTTCAATCTGGGATATTCTCACGTGAGAAATGTTTAATCTTTTGGCCACCTCTTGCAACGTCATTGAACCGTTGTTTTTGATCGCAATGTGTATGCAGTTTAGATCCTGATGGAAATCTATCCACTTTCTGCAGCCTTGTTGTTTACAACTAACTTTTTCTTCCATACATTTACTTGCACATAGTTCCATAAACTCATTTGCCTCCATTTTTGTCGTCTTCGATTAAATCGAATATGTTCTCTATTTCCATTTGGTCTAAACCAAACCTGTTGATTATTTCTTGTTCCTTTTTGCGCAACTGCCTTGCTTTCTTTAGTCGAAACTTTCTAGCAAGCATGCTCTTTTCTTTTGTCTTGTTGATGAATGGCATCAGGTCTTCGTCTTCGTTCAAATAACCTTTTATATATTCATTAAAGAAAAAAAACTTTGTAAGGTCATCAAAATTTAATTTAATTATTAAATTTACATCTAAGCTTTCAAGAGATGGGAACATGATATATTTTCCACCCTCTGGTATTTTTTTCTTCATCTGGATAAAATATGGGTCTTGCTTTCATTCAGGCCAGTCATCCC